ATGCTGCTGGAAGGGGGGCTGAACTGGAAGGCGATGAGCCTGACGCCGGCCGAGATGGATTTTGTGGGATTGAAGGCGGCAGCGTCGCGGGAGATCGCCTTGGCCTTTGGCGTGCCGCCGATGCTGATGGGGCTGCCGGGCGACAATAGTTACGCCAATTATCGGGAGGCCAATCGGGCGCTTTGGCGCCAGACGATCCTGCCTCTGGTCGAGAAGATTTGCTGCTCGCTGGCGCAGGGGTTGAGCGAGTGGTGGCCGGGGCTGAGCCTGTGCGCCGATCTTGATGCTGTGCCCGAGCTTGCCGAGGAGCGGGCGGCGCTTTGGGACCGGGTGACGGCGGCGGACTTTCTGTCGGCCGATGAGAAGCGGGCGCTGCTGGGGCTTTAGGGCGAAGGACGGTCGAGGCGGCAGAAACTGCCGTCGCCGTTCCAGCGGCCGCCCTGCAACAGGCAGTCGCCCATGCGGAACAGGCCCGCCTGCCAGGCGAGGCCGCCAAGGATAAGGACGGCGACAAGGACGAGCATTCGGACATGGATACGCTTCATGGCGTGACGATAGGCGCGCTGGCGGGCGGAGGAAAGGCTGGAGGGGCAGATGAAGCATGATGCGGAAATGCTGGCGCGGCTGGTGGCGCAGGCGGAAGCCCAGCCGACGGGTAGCGACATGTTGATGATCCGGGCGCTGGTCGAAGAGGCGAGCGAACTCGGCGCGGGTCGGGCGCTGGAGCGGCTGGGGCTGACGGATCGCAAGGCGGAGGAGGATGTGCGCGAATTGCGGGCGATGCTGTTGGCTTGGCGCGAGGCGAAGAAGGCGGCGCGTGGGGCGATCGTCGCGTGGGGCGTGAGGCTCGTCATGGCGCTGGCGCTGCTGGGGATGGCGGTGAAGGCTGGGCTGCTCGGCGTGGTGAAGGCGTGAGCGGGGGCGACGTTCGTTTCGCGGGCTATGCGGCGGTGTTCGATCGAGTGGATCGGGGCGGCGACGTGGTGCGGGCGGGGGCTTTTGGCGCGCTCGGCGGCAAGGTGCCCTTGCTCTGGCAACATTCCCCCGGTGAGGTGATCGGGACGGTCGAGCGGCTGGAGGAGGATGCGCGCGGGCTGCGCGTCATTGGCCGCGTGTCGGGGCGGACGGCGGCCGGGCGGGCTGCTGCGGGAGCGCTGAGGGAGGGGGCGCTTGACGGGTTGTCCTTTGGCTATCGCGTGCGGGCGGCGCGGGGACAGCGGCCGCGTGAGCTGCTGTCGCTCGAACTGGTGGAAGTGAGCCTCGTCACGCATCCGATGCAGCCTTTGGCGCGGGTGGTGCGGGTGGCCGGCTGAGCCAGGGTTTCAGGAATGGATTTCGTGGCGGCTCAAGGGCCGCCTTTTTTGTTTCAACGCAGGAGATGTGCATGACCGATATGATGAAGGATGAGCTGGACGGTGCCTTCGATGCTGTGCTTCAGGGCGAGCGGATCGCGGGGCTGGAGGGCGAGGTTGCGGCGCTGAAAGGGCGACTGGATGGCGCGCTGCGACAGGCCCAGCGGCCGGCGCTCGACGGGGTGAAGGGCGGCGCGGTTGACCCGGCGCGAGGGGCCTTTGTCGACCGCTATTTGCGGCAGGGATTGGAAGCGGGGGTAGAGCTGAAGAGCTTTGCCGGCGCGAGCGGAGCGGCGGGTGGCTATGCGGTGCCGCGCGAGATCGACCAGATGATCGATGCGACGCTGAAATCCATCTCGCCGATCCGTGCAATTGCCAATGTCGTACGGACGGGGTCGGCTGGGTATCGCAAGCTGGTGACATCGGGCGGGATCGTGTCGGGCTGGGCGAGCGAGACGGGAGCGCGGGCGGAGACGGCGACGCCGGTCTTTAACGAGATCGTGCCGCCGGGCGGCGAGCTTTATGCCAATCCGGCGGCAAGCCAGGCGATGCTGGATGATGCGCAGTTCGACGTCGAAATCTGGCTGGCGAGCGAGATCGCTCGGGAATTTGCTGCCGCCGAGGGTAGCGCCTTCATCAGCGGCAATGGTGTCAACAAGCCAAAGGGCATCGTCACTTATGCCACGACCAACGAGGTGGACGGAGTGCGCGCATTCGGCACTTTGCAGCATGTGCCTTCGGGCGGGGCGGCCGCCTTTGCCGGGCCCAATCCGCAGGACCGGCTGGTCGACCTAGTCCATGCGTTGAAGCCCGCATATCGGCAAGGCGCGTCCTTCGTCATGAATAGCGCCACGCTGGCGGTCATCCGCAAGATGAAGACGAGCGAGGGGGCGTTTTTGTGGCAGCCTTCGCTTTCTGCCGAACAGCCGGCGACGCTGCTCGGTTATCCGGTGGTCGAGGCCGAGGATATGCCCGACATCGCCGCCAACAGCCTGGCGATCGCCTTCGGCAATTTCCAGGCGGGTTATGTCATCGCCGAACGCGGCGAGACGAGCATCCTGCGCGATTCCTTCAGCAACAAGCCGTTCGTCCATTTTTACGCGGTGAAGCGCGTTGGCGGGGCGGTGGCCAATAGCGAGGCGATCAAGCTGATGAAGTTCGCGACCTCCTGATCGGTTGGTGGGGGCGGTGGCCGATGGGTCGCCGCCCCTTTTTTCGGGGCTGACGGGAGGAGGTGCGGGTGACGGGGGAGCAGCTGGGAACGGTGTTGGCGGAGCTCAAGGCCTATTTACGGATTGCAAACGACGATGAGGATGCGGTGTTGCGCACTCTGTTGAAGAGCGCGGCTGCGCTGTGCGAACAGTTTCTGGGGCAATGGCTGGTGGTGCGCTCGGCGGAGGAGAAGGTGCCGGCAGACGGGCGCTGGCAGCGGCTTGCGGCGCGACCGGTGGTGGCGATTACGAGCGTAGAGGGCGTCAGCGCGGCTGGCGCCAGCGTGCCGATCGGTACGGGGGCCTATGCGATCGACATTGATCGGGCGGGCGAAGGGTGGGTGAGGTCGCGGTCGGCGGGGGTGCCTTTGCTCAACGTGTCTTATCAGGCCGGGCTGGCCGTGGACCTGAATGGCGTTCCCGATGCGGTGCGGCAGGGGATCGTGCGGCTGGCGGCGGACAATTATGCGGCACGCGGAGGCGACGCGGCGTCGGCGCCGCCGGCCGCGATCACCGCGCTGTGGCGACCATGGCGGCGGATGCGGCTGGCGTGAGGGGGACAAAGCCATGGATGTAGAACTGAAAGCGCGCGACGCGGTGATCGCCGCGTTCGGGAGCGACGGCGATTTGGTCGGCCGGGTGAACGCCGTGTTCGATGGAGCACCGGCGCGGGCGACGCCGCCTTATGTCGTTGTGGGCGAGTGCCAGGGGAGCGACTGGGGCGCGAAGGAGCTGGCCGGACGAGAACTGCGCCTGTCGGTCAGCCTGCATGATGCGGGCGAGGCGACCGGGCGGCTGGCGCAGATGATGGCGCGCGTGGACCCCGTGCTGCAGGGGCTGTCACATCTCGGCGATGGATGGCGCGTCGTCAGCGCGCGGCTGTTGCGATCGCGGTTGACACGCCAGCCGCGTGGGCTAGCCGGATGGCAGGCGGCGATTGACTATCGGCTGCGGGTCGTGCGCGAATGAAGGGCCGACCCCAAGCGGATCAGGACTTCGAATAATCCTCATATTCGCTGACGATCTTGTCGCGATATTCCGAAATCTGATCGTCGGCATCTGCCTGTGCCTCGGCGTCCTTCATACTGCTTGCCTTATCGTCGGCGATGATCGCCGCGCGGAAGTTCGCTTCCTGCGTGGCGCATTTCGCCTTCGTTTCGGCCTGGAAGTCGGCGAGCGACATTTTCTTGTCCAAAGCGGGCTGGCTGAGGTCCGAGAGGCACTTCGAATAGGCCTTGCGCGCGGAGCCGACGTCCGTGGCGGGCGCGGCGGCGAGCATCAGGATCAATGGCGCGGCTAGAAACATATCAGCTCTCCCCATCACGATCAGACATGATTCATTTACAAAGGAGAATGCGCCATGGGCGTCGAAAAAGGAAGTGCCTTCCTGCTCAAGGTCGGCAATGGCGGCAGTCCGGTCGCCTATGCGACAGTCGCCGGCATGCGCACCACGCAATTGTCGGTGAATGGCGAGGCGGTCAACGTAACCAGCAAGGATTCCGGTGGCTGGCGCGAGCTGTTGTCGGGCGCAGGCGTGCGGTCGGTCAGCGTGTCGGCGGCAGGGCGGTTCACCGGATCGACGGCGGAGGTGCGCATCCGCAGCAATGCGCTCGCCGGCACGATCGACGATTTCGAGCTGAGCTTTGAAAGCGGCGAGCGGATGCGCGGGCGCTTTCTGGTGACGCGGCTCGACTATGCCGGCGACTATAATGGCGAGCGTAATTACGCGCTGAGCCTGGAGAGCTCTGGCCCAGTGGTGTCGCTGTGAGCGAGGCGAACCCGGAGCGCGGGGAGACGGCGCTGGAGGTTGGCGGCGAGACGCTGGTGCTGCGGCCGAGTTTCGCGGCTCTCGTGGCGGCGGAAGGGGAATTGGGGCCGCTGTTCGAGCTGGTCGAACGGGCGTCGGACGGGAAGCTGTCGCTGGCCGATATGGCGGCCTTGTTTTGGCATTGCCTGGTCGATCGTAGAGCGCTGACGCGTGAGGCGCTGGGTGAGGCGATCCTGGCACTAGGGCTGGCCAAAGCGGCGCCGGTGCTGCGTGCGATCCTGCGCCAGATACTGGCGGGCCGATGAGGTTCGGCGCGGCTGCGCGGCGGCTGGGGGGGATTGCCGGCTGGCTGCTCGGATGGCGGCCGGACGAATTCTGGCAAGCGACGCCGATGGAGTTGGAGGTGGTGCTGCGCGCCGCGTCGGGCGAGGATGAGGCGGCCGGGGCCGGCGTGGATCGCGATGTGCTGGGCCGGTTGATGGAAGCCATGCCCGATAGGTCCCCCGCCGGTGCGACGCCGACGATCTGAATAGCTATTTTTAGGAGGCGTCGATGGACGAGGACATCGAGACGATGGTCGTGCGGGTGCGCGCGGACGGCCAGGAGTTGACGCGCGAGGTCGACAGGATGCGGTCGGCGCTGGAAGGGCCGCTGGCGAGCGGGGCCGAGCGGGCGGGACGGCGGATCGAGCAGGGGCTGATGCGTGCGGCGCGGACCGGCAAGCTGGGCTTCGAGGATCTGCGGCGCATGGCACTAAGTGTGCTCGATGAGATCGCGGCGGGGGCGATGCGATCGGCCGTTGGCGGGCTGGGCGGCGGCGGCGGTGGACTGGGCGGTTTGGTCGGACTGGGGACATCGCTGCTGACATCGGCGCTTGGGCTGCCCGGGCGGGCGACCGGCGGGCCGGTGGTGCAGGGGCGCGGCTATCTGGTGGGTGAGCGGGGGCCTGAGGTTTTTGTGCCGACCGCAAGTGGCCAGGTGACGCCGATCAGCGGGGGCGGCGGGCGCGACGTTCGCGTGAGCATCGCGGTCAATGGGCGTGGCGGCGAGGGCGAGGCGCGACTGCTCGCGCGCAGTGCGCGGCAGGTGGCGCGGGCGGTCAAGGGAGCGCTGAACGGATGAGCGGGTTGGACTATTGGCTTGCGGGGACGCGGCGCGCGCAGGAAACGCGCTTTATCAAACGGTTCGACCCGACATTGTGGACGGTCAATTTCCCACGACCGATGATGGCGAGTGTCGTCACGACTGCGTCCGATGCCCTGCGGGTGGACGCGGTTTTCTATGGCTCGGGCGATCTGGCCGGGTTGATCTGGGAGGCCGAGGATAGATGGAGCCACCCGCTGCTCGCTTACGCAATGGAGCGGGATTTTCGTGCTTGTACGTTGCGGTTTCGCTGGCGCAGCGAGGGGCTACGGCGGCTCGATGAGACGCATGGGCCGACGCTGACGATCGAGGGGCGGGATGCGGAGGGCAATGCGCGCGCCTGGTATGTACGGCGATGGAACTATGCCCGCGGTACGCCGGAAGATGCAGAGATTATTCTGGATTTTTCGCAGATTCAAGGAGGGTATCGCTGGCCTGATGAGATCGATCCCGTGTGGGCGGGCGATGTCGACCGGATGTTCATATCGCTGGTGGCGCCGCAATATGACGAGGGGACGACGCCTTTCGCCCAAGGGGTGGAGGGTTGGGCGGAACTGAGCGGCATCGTGTGCGACGGGTCCGGCTCGGTGATCGAGATTGGGGACGTCATGGTGCCCGAGCATGGGCTTGGCATGGCGACCGGCTATGATGATTGCTTCAACCAGACGCCCGAGCGGCTTGTCGCGGCGATCCATGCGCTCGGCTATCGTGGCGCGATCAATCACTATGTCGGCATGAGCCATTATTTTCGGCTCGCACGGGATGGCGAGGCGTTGCGCGTCAGTTTGGCCGGCGGCGCATTGAACCAGCCTTGCGCGGCCTGGCATGCGGACTTCGCGCGGCGAGCCGCGGCGCTGGGCATGGGGGTGATCTGGTCGCTTTCCTATGAAATGTTTGACGCGCACTGCCCCGCGGCGTGGAAGCAGCGGGCGGAGAATGGCGACCCGGCGCTGACGGGATGGGACCCGCCTTCGACGCTGCTGTCGCCGGCGCAGAGCCAAGCAATGGGCTATTTGCAGGAGGTCGCATGCGCTTTCGTAGTTCTTGCTCAGGCAGCGGACTTGCCGGTGCTGTTCCAGGTGGGTGAGCCCTGGTGGTGGGTGATGCCCGCAGATGGACGCATATGCCTGTACGATGAGGCGGCGCGGATGGCCTTCGGTGGAGCGCCTGTATCGATTGCCGACATCAGGGGGAGCAAGACGGCGGCGCAGCGGGCGTTGCTCGATGCGGCCGGGGCTATGCTGGCAGCGTCTACGGCCGATCTGTGCGCGGCGGTGAAGGTGGTGGCGCCGGACGCGGTGACTCATCTGCTCGCTTACTTGCCAACGATACTCGATCCGCTGGCGCCTGAGGCAAAGCGGGCCAACTTGCCAGTGGGATGGGCTGCGCCTGCGTTCGATGTGCTGCAACTCGAAGATTATGACTGGGTGACGGATGGGCGGCGTGCGTTGACCGCGCAGGGTGTTGCGTTGGCGACGGCGCGGCTCGGCTATCCGATTGACGAGCAGCATTATCTCGCCGGTTTTGTCTTACGACCGGAGCAGTCGGGTCAGTGGGCGCGGATTGCGGCGGCGGCGCAAGCGGCGATTGGGCGGGG